CCGAAAGAATTATTTAACTATTTAAGAAAACATTATGAAATTTAGAACATTAATTAGAACGCACTACCCATCTACCTACGAATTTGCTAAGGCAATGGGAGTAACGTGGCCAACTGGTCGCAAGTATGAAACGTACCCAATCACGATGAGTATTCACCACATTGACAAACTATCTAAAATGATAAACGTGGACAAATGCGAATTGATCTCATTGGCGGTAGCGGAAAACGAAAACGAACACGAACCTGTAAACTATATCTGATGAACTCAACAATACTAAACGCAATAACTGAAATTGAAAGACAACTTGCAGACCTACGTGAATTGATTGTGACGACATCGCAGGAACTTGAGCATATCGAAAGTATGAAGAAAGTTGATGATATACTTTACCAAACGTGTATGGATTTGATGGATGTCAATGAGACTCAGATTAAAAGCAGAACACGTAAAAGAGCTGTTGTTGACGCACGTGCTATCTGTATTGCATTTACTTATTTTGCAGAAAATCATAAAACCCTTAAATGTATTGGAGATTCATTTGGATTAGACCACGCAACGGTTCTGCATTCAGTAAAAAAATGCTGTAATCTTTACACTAGAGATCCTCAATTCAAATACTTAGTAAATGATTTTATCTTGGCATTTGAAAAAAATGGCTATAATTGCACAACAACAAAACAACGCTTAACAGATGGATATGAATACTTTGATCTCAGAGGTAGTCTCACTAAGAGAGAGAATAACCCAGTTGGAAATCCAACTAACAAAATCGAAAGAATGTCGTTTCACTGCGCCATCTCTTGAGGATGTAGCAGACTACTTTCTCGAACGTATGCCCAATGCCAGCTCTGAAGATGCCCTTCATTTTGCAGATGTCTTTATTAGCCATTATACTAACACAGGTTGGAAGTACGGAAAGAATAAAATGAAGGACTGGAAAGCTGCGGTAAGGTCAGCTTGGGATTTAAGTAAATTTGTAACAACTAAAAACAATCACAATGAAACAATTGGTAGAATTCAAAGAGACAGCCTACAACAGTGGGTTAACGGCTAACGAAAAGGCATTTATCACAAGTCTTGAATCGCCTCGCATTTGCGATATTACGCTCTCAATTTTTAAGCAATCCATTGCGTATGGGATAGTCCTTTATGGCATCAAGAATCTTCCTTCGGATGAAGAAACGAATCTTCTTTACGTGACTATGCAGACGCATTATCCGTATCTCACAACGGGCGAAATGGCATTGGCATTTCAACTCAATGCAGTAGGAACGGAATGGGAAAGAGTTGAGTCCTTTGGAATGATGTCGGTAGCGTTTCTTTCCGATATCCTGAAATCGTACAATGATTTCAAGATGAAAACTAACTTGGCCATTGATAAAAAGAAAGCTAAAATCGAATTGCCATCCAACACAACAGATGAGCCAGTTGATTGGACTGAGACATTCAATGAGGACATCAGGTTGTGGAGAGAAAACAAAAGAGACTTTGTATTGATGTTAGCACCAATGAAGGTTCGCACATTTTACGATAAGAAAGTTATTAGGGATGAGATGTGGTCGGATGAAGATTGGAAGAAATGGCAATTCATGGCATATAAAAAGACCTTAGATGCTCAATCAATCAGTGCTTATAAGGCGAAGAGACTTGATAAATTGAGTCGCCAAAAGTTCAAAGATGACTATCAATGTGAATTATCAAGGCTCATTTACTCTGATATAATGGATAGCCACATATTGCAACAAAAGATAAAGGATGGGTTATGAGAGAATTTCATTTTAATGGCAGTGATGTATGTCTTAATCCTAATAGCAGTACATTCAAATGCTCTCGAAAATATGAAGCTATTGTTGATGTTGCCGAGGTTGGGAATGGGTGGTCTTTCGGAACTGGTTTCTTTGGAGATAGTGAAGGTCACAATAAAGCAGTATGGAAGAAAGGCCCAAAATTTCGAACCGAAAGAGATGCATATGAAGCTGGCATCAATTATTTAATCAATGCGATTGAGTCTAAACAGAATGAAAAATATAAGTCCATTCTCTCAATGCTTAAAGATGAAGTCAGAGTTCAGGAACCAACCAACCAACTAACTCTTTTCTAAATGATTCAATTTCACGACAAACAAAAAGAGGCACTCTCCTATCTTGCAATAGACAACGAATGCAGGCAGTTGTTGTATGGCGGAAGTGCTGGTTCTGGAAAGTCATTTCTTGGATGCGATTGGCAAATAAAAAGGAGATTAAAGTATCCAGGTACACGTGGTTTAATAGGTCGTGCTGAATTAAAAAAGTTGCGACTATCCACACTTGCGACATTCTTTGAACTTTGCACGAAATATAATCTCATTGCAGGAAAACATTTCACCTACAATGGTCAAGACCACGTGATTAATTGGTACAATGGCTCACAAATAATCTTGATGGATTTAGCGGATATGCCATCAGACCCCGACTTTGGGCGGTTCGGTTCGCTTGAAATTACTGATTATTTTGTTGATGAGGCAAGTGAGGTATCTGAAAAGTGCGTTAACATTTTGAATTCACGTGTGAGGTTTAAGCTAATAAACGATAACCCCAAAGGACTATTGACCTGTAACCCACATAAAGGTTGGTTATATAGAGAGTTCTTTGATGCGCAAAGGAATGGCTCAATAAGAAAGGATAGGCGGTTTATTCAGGCGCTACCAACGGACAACCCACACATCTCCCCAGTCTATATCGAATCATTGCAGATGCTCCCCGATATTGACCGGAAAAGATTATTGGAAGGTGATTGGGATTACGATGAGACAAAGGATAGACTTTATGAATATGATGATTTACTGAGATGCTTTCGACCATCCACTACTTTGGGTGACAAATTTATCACTGCGGACATCGCACGTATGGGAGATGATAGAACAGTGATAGCTGTATGGAATAACTTACACGCTGAAAAGTTTGTTGTGCTTAAACACAAACCTATTAACGAAGTTGTGGATGTCATCAATGAGTTAATTAAAAATCAGTCCGTAAGATTATCTAACGTACTGGTTGACGAAGATGGAATAGGTGGTGGAGTGGTTGACTTTATCAGATGCAAAGGATTTCTAAACGGATCAAAGGCAGTGCGTGACAATTATATGAATCTTAAATCCGATTGTTATTTTAAACTTGGTGAATTAATAAGTAGTAACGCTATCACATTTGAAGGCACTCACAAGGACACGATTGTAAAGGAACTTGAAATGATACGTAGGGAAAAGATTGATAGTGATGGAAAGTTAAGAGTGACGAATAAAGAGGACCTTAAAAAGAGGCACGGAATCTCTCCCGACTTTGCAGACGCTATAATGATGCGCGCGTTTTACGAACTCAAAAAGAATTTTGGCAAATACGCATTTGCGTAATTATATTTGAACTATGGCAGATATTACAAAATGCAAAGGCACTAATTGCCCAATGAAGCAGAATTGCTACAGGTACACTGCAAAGGAAGATGAGTTCTATCAGGCTTACTTTGTTAATGTTCCAATCAAAAATGATGAGTGCGATATGTACTGGCACACAACTAAAAACAAATAAAATGAAAAGACAAACGGCAGTGGATTGGGTAGAGGAACAACTCAAAGAGATTCACGAAAAAAACAACTTAATCATTGAGGATGCAATTTGGAATACTGCCAAAAAAATGGAACAATCACAAGCTACCGATGCTTGGTGGGATGGATTTAGAACAACTAATAAAACAAAATAAAATGAAAACAGAAATTACTCAGGATGAACTTGAAAAAATCAAGGTGCTTAACCTACTTATGTGGTTGCAGGCATCACTCTACGCAGGCGATGAATGTGAGGACATTAAATGGTTTTACAACCATCAGACTAAGATGCTATTGAAACGCTTAAATGAATCAATACAGCGTGAACATGGTAAGACTATCACAGCTTTATGGGATGCAGACGGTGCTTTGCTTCCTGATATAACTCGCCAAATGTCCGAATTTACATCAGTTTTGGCGGAATATGGCTACTGGATGCTTCCCGAATTGACGGAATATATCCGTACGCAACAAGAAAATCAACCTAAATTACAAGTGAAATTATGAATATAACGCACGATTTTGACAACTGCCAGAGTGATGTCTACAAAGAGGTTATCACTGATCTAATCTCACGTGAGAAAATGGGCAGGATGAAGTATGGTACAACAGTAGATAAGGCTAACTTATCGGAACGTGAATGGATGCAACACGCTTATGAAGAGGCTCTTGATTTTGCTATCTATTTAAAACGAATGATGTCAAAAAAATGACATTAACACCAACAATCAAAAGAGTGGCATTGCGCCACTTTTTTTTTGCCCTTAATCCCTCATTTAATTCCTCAGTTAATCCCTCATTAACTTGTTTTAAATGGGACAAATCACGCTGTAATTGTCCGATATATGACTCATTATGTAGGTTAATAGTCTTTAATGTTTGATTCTCCAAACAAAGATTGGCATTCATTTGCTGATGATATTCAAGTGATGTAACTGCTAACACAACCAATCGTCTTTCAGTTCGTAAAGAATCCAGCTCCTTCCATCTCAATGAGTTTTTCGATAGCCTTTGCGTATGCGCTATCAATGGCAGTAGTATCCAGAAGATAGATAGTATCAATGTCCTTTTCATAAATGGTTTTGATTTTAATGCGTTCAAGTTTCAGCGTATCAATACGTGCTTTTAATACTACGATTGTATCGTTTTTCGTAACATTTTTATATGTGGAATTGTTACGATTTTCACATAATAAAACACCAATGGCAATACCTATGCTAATAGATATTACCTTGATTAATACGATAATTTTTAACGTGAAATTCTTTTCCATTCCCTTTGGTTATAATTGCGAATCCGTGGTTGTACTTACTATATGGGTTGTAATCAGGTGACAATTCAGATAAACACCCAACACCCCAACACGTTATAACTTTACCGTTAACATCTCGCTCAGTATGCTCAGCAGTTTGGTGATGATGTCCACACATAGCATTTGCTTTTGTCTTCAAAAACAACCCACGTGCTACATTTACAGATGGTATAAATTGCTTTCCGAATTCGTGACCGTGAAAGATAGATAGACCTCCAACATTCAATTTGTTTTTGCCTTCAATCCATTGTACATTATACTTATCAAGATGGCACAATGAGGCGAAATCAAATGCATCTATATCAAATAACTCAGGTGCTTTCACTCTCATATACCTCCAGTACCTTTCTTCGTGGTTGCCTTCCTTGTAAATTATTTCAGCATTGGGGAACGTTTGACGCAACTCATAAATGAAAGTACGCATTGCATACAACTCATCTTTGAACTTGCGTTTCTTTGGATCCTTAACGAAATCAGAAATCATATGGCAGTCAAGTGCATCTCCATTTAGTACAACTGTATCAACTCCTTCGTCAAGTCCACACTGGATAGCAGTAGATAGCGCATCGATGTCGTGGTATGGGATATGAATATCAGAAAGGATTAAAATCTTTTTGCCTTTAATGTCAATGTGCTTACGACCTTTGGCATATGACTTCGGCAACTTGAATGGGTTACGTGGTCTATCTTCATTTTTAACCAATGATTTATCTGTTATTTGTTTACGATTTCTCACACCATTCTTGCCTTCTATGTAGCGCAGTATACTACGTGCATCTTCGACTCCTAAAAAAGTTTCAAAATGTTCCTTGGATAATTTCTTTGCCAACGTTAAAGTTGGTGTATCAGGAAAACGTTCACGCACTTCACGTGCGATTTTCATCTTTTGACTTTCTGGCATATGTTATTTTTAGAATGGTTGGTAAACAGTCCTACCACCACTCTTGACCGCACGTAATATCTGACCTCTGTTTCCATTCTTATTGTAACTTACGTGAACCCAAGAAGGTGCATTCTCACTTCCGAACTCCCATATGAGTTGGTCAAATTTACAATTATTTTTTATGTAATCAAATATCTCTTTGTTATTTATGCCACCGTGAATATCAGCATCAATATCAATCGCTTTTCCCTCCATATGCTGTGAACTTTTTGAACCACCAATTCGTGTATTAAGTTCAATGCTTCTGAAGCCTGATGAGATTCCAATAGGCTTACCGAAATGCTCACGCACTTTATCAAAGATGTTGGTGCATACAAGCTTAAGATTTGCCAATTGTTCAGCATTTGGAATGTTGCTAATCCTCAACGCTTTCGCTTGATTGCTATGAGTGACCTCAAAATAGCTTACATACTTACTTACCTTTTCCATCAGTCATCGCATCGGTTATATCTTCTGATTTTCTACCAATAATCGCTTTAATCTTTGACCACAAATCTTTACCAGTCACTGACTCAATTGATTCAATGATTGACTTGAATTCAATGATAGCCACAACTGTAGCAATCAACTTTGTGATGGGGATAAGTTCGGTTATTATGTAGGTCTCTATCAAGAATCCGCTTACAATTGCAATTTGATACAACATCAATTTAGTGATGGTGTCACTCATTCTTCTTGAGCGAATTCTTTGACCTAATTTCAACGCTTTCCAAATACCCACCACCATATCCATAGCCACCAAAAAACCGATTGTTATCATCAATTCTTTGATTGGTAGAAACACTGTTGCAATACCCAATAGCCACAACTTTACTTTCATCTCTTTTCTTGTTTTTTCAGATATTGCTTCAATAGTTTTTCGTACTCTTTTCGCTTTAATACGATGGGGGTAGAAAGTCTCTTATTGACCATTGGTTGCGCCATTCTTTATATGAATTAGAAATTAAAAAGTTGCTCTTGCCGTATGGGTTTCTATCAGGGAAAATGTTGTTGTCCGTGTTATTCGTGTATTCGGGGAATAGTTCGCTATTGTAACACAAATAATCTACCATTCTTTTGGTGTACCAACGTGCGTTTTGACGTGCAGCTTCCTTTAATGACTCCATTTCAAATTTAGTAACTGGAGTAGTGTCCTCGCTTTGTCTACTCACCAAGTTACCGTTGTCATGTTTGTACAAAAGAGATGGATAAATCTCAACCATAGTCCACCACAACACAACCTTTAACACATACTCATTGAGTAATGTCTCGTAGTCACCTGTAATTTCACCTGCAGCTACATCAGCTTTCAATTTTACTGTCAAATTTGTACCCAAAAAGTTGGTCAAATACTTATCTTGTGCAAGATAGATGGCAGGTCTAATTAAATTGGGATCAACTGCATCCGTTAATGGTGTAAATTTCTTGATGTAGTCCTCATTGATGAGTAATATTTCTTGTGGTATTGGCATTTTTTAAGCGTATTTAATTGAACCTCTTGATGGTGTATTTATTGGAGCTACACCTTCTACTCCTTTTTTTGGAACAAATGGATTGTTACCCACACGCTTATCATTTTCAAGACCTTCATTAGGTAGAATTCTACCTTTTGAATCTCTCTTTCTCATATAGATTTGACGCTTCCAAAAATGGTGACAAAATGCGCCACCTTTGTAAACAAAAATATCATAGGTACTTTGTCCAGTTGGTGCGAAATCTCCATTCACTCCTTTATCACTCATGCGCTTTATATCTTCATATCTAAACACCGCACCTGCTGCCGACATCCCTACCATATCAATGCAGAATTCACGTGAGTTAGCGGAAAGATTTTGAGAATATGCATAACGTAATTTATACAATCCTGCATCACCCCATTGTGATTTATCCCCACCATTCGCATCACCCATTGAAGGCATCTTATTGAATAATTGTGAGGTGTAATTTAACTCGTTCTCAGGATCTAATACATCCTCTTCGCTAATCAATTCCCATTCCTCTTTATCTATGTATTCAGCTTTTGATTTCAATTCATCAATGAAGATTCTTCCTTCTTCATCTGTGAAATCTTGTTCTGATGAACAGCAGATTTTAGAAATGCTTTCGTGTTCTGACTTAACTTTTTTTTTTTGGACTACTTGAGTAGGATCAATAGCTACAGTTGATAGGTTATCAAATATATTATTGATTTGCACATCTGTCATTGTTGGGAATGCAGTTTTACATACAGCCTTTGCAGATGGAATAGTCAACACATTAGCAGTAGCTTGTGTAATGATTTCAAGTAGTGATGAAATTTGCGCTCCATTCATTGCTTGACTTGCTACATCAACTGGCTGCGCTACTTCACCATTTGCATCTACTACAGTATCATCTGCGAATAAATCATTTTGTACAATTTTCACATTAGCAAACACACCAAATGAGGCTAACACCTCTTCAACTGCATTAGTGATAAGTCTTTGAAATGGCTCAATTACTTGACGCTGAAATATGCGCATTGCAGTTCGCATCTCATCCGTATTTGAACCCAATCCACCGCCGTCACGCACACCAAATAACAAAGGAGATGTTACACGATGACTCACTAAAATAGCTTCCATTGATTGGTCAACTAACGTGGTGAATTGCTTATCCATATCGGATACAGGAAACGGAGTGAACTCAACACCTCTATCTCTTTCTTCGTTGAAAAATGTCAATACCTTACCAGCATTCTCCGAACCTTGGATAGACATCTGCAATTGATTCTTAATCATATGCTGTTCCTCCAATGATGGGATGCCATTGTTAAAAGATGCTATAAGTGATGGAAAGAATCCATTGAGAATTAAGTTTACTTGATACTCGCTCAATTGGCGCATCTTTTCAATCTCATTGATTGCACCAACGTAATCAGGTTTCGGATAGTATTCGCTACCTACCATCAAACTATGAACGAATAAAACTTGTTTTGGTTCAGCTTCATTCGTGTTCACATCGAACATCGGAATAAAATGAGGTGTGTTTTTCTTTTTCCTCATATCAGTCCAATCTCTCGAATACCACACACCTACCACATCATCCTCTTCATCACTACAAGCTAAACGACAATTCTCAAAAGGCAAATGATTAATTTGTGCAATGGTGCTTCTATCCATTGACCATATAATCTCCCAATAAAATCCACCCTGCAACTTCAAATCTAAAGATGTTGGGTGAATTATTGAGTCTAAATTTAAACGCTGAATTTCTTTTACAGCTTGCGGAGTTGATGCAGTCAATTCACGCCCTGCAATCATATAACTAATTGAGTTCACCAATGCTCCGTGTATTGGTGACTCATTATAAAGTTCTATCAAATATTGTGGGAAGGCATTGCCTTCACCATAGTTTACCCATCCCTTCCTATCTTCTTTCTCAATGGGTTCAATTTTAACGTACTTAGACAACTCTATTTGAGTTGCTCCAATGCGTTGTTTTATTTCGTCAATGTTAGCCATTGTATTCGATGTCATTAGGTATGGTTAGGTTCGGTTGGTCAAAGTACGTAGTGAGCGAATTGAATTCGATATACCCCCTCTTAAGTTCTCCAACCACATCAATAGCAGTAGGGTCAAGGTTGCCACCTGAATTTTGACCGTAAATAATATAGTTATAACGGCCTGCCTCAGTAATGATAACACCTCCCTCAGTTGGGTCATCAACGTTTGTACTAATTGACAACTCAGTAATTCTTTCATTTGTGCTTATTACAGTTGGTACAACCGCATATTTTTTTAGCGTAATCTCATTTTGTAAGATTAACAGATAATCCGTAAACGTAGATAAAAGCAAAACCCCCTCCTCTAAAGAGAGGAGAAGGGATTGCGAGGCGGTATTAGTCTGTAAGTAATTCATCTACTTACAAAGTTAATTAAACAGTTGGTAATTCGACCGTAATGTCACCAAAGTTATCAAAAGGCAAATTGGTGTATGGCTCCAATAGATACGCTTTGTTTGGTTCTTCTGCAGTCAGCGTAATTGTGTAACCATTCAAATCACCTTTTGCAACTCCAGTAGAAGTAGTCATTGCTGTAACTTCAGCACCATCAGTGCGGCCAATCATAAAGATGTTATCGTTGTTGTCTTGTACAAAAACTGCCAAACGATTTTTAGCCATCAACTCTAAATTTAATCTGCGCGCAGCAGTCAACTTGAAGAATGTAGCAGTTACTGTTTGTGTATAGAAAATAGTTCCATTCTCTACAGATGAAGCCACCTCTTCATTGAAACTACCCGTGTGCTTTGGTGTGATGAATTTATACACCTTTGCCTCAGGCAATGCAGTGATGTATCCTGCCAAATCAGTAGTAATATCAGTCAAGAAATCGCCATGATTTCCGATGTAAATTGCTTTGATGCCGCCAATCGAATCCTTACAGTCCAGTAGGAATCCAGCGCTTAACTCACATGCCATATTATAATTTTTTTATAGTTATTAAAATAAAGGGAAGGTAGAACTAACCACCTTCCCTATTACTTGTGGTTAATATTAGTTGTGACCGATTACGCAGTCAGTCATTACACCAACTTGAACACCTACACGGTATCTCATTGCCATACGAACGTTATCGGATGCATCAGTCAAAGTCATATCTACAACTTTAACTTCGGCAAAATCAGAGTTAGCATCAACACCTACAAACAAGTTAGATTGTTGAGCAGCTACGATTGTTCCAGTTGACATTCCAGGACAAACATAAATATCGTATCCGTTGAATTGCAAGTTGAAGCTATCAGCAGCTTGATACATTTGCATATAACCAAGAGCAGTGATGGCTTGACGATAGAACTGGGCAGTAGCACGGTTCATATACAACTTAGTATCAGGTGAACCAATCAAAGCAGCAGGCAAAGCATTGATAACTGAATTCAAGTTAGCAATAACGTTTGTTGCTGACAATGGAGTTGAACCAGTAGGCCAAGGAATATCAGCACCTGTTCCCAATGCAGCCTTCAACTTCTTTTCGAATCCGTCAAATGCATCATAAGTTCCACCAGTATCACCCTGCCAAATTGTATACTCGATAGTTTCACCAACTTTAGCAGCAGCATAACCGATTAAGAAATCAGCAAAGTTTGCAGGAACTACATCATTGATAAAACCGCGACCTGTTTGAGCAGCTTCCCAATCGCGAGCGAACTCAGATTTACACAATTCCAAGTTAGTCTTCAAATCAGACACAATCAATACAGCCTCATCCAAATTCAAATCTCCTGCTTGTCCGAAATCACATACAGTACCATCTTGAACCAAAGATGCAGCGTTTGACAATTTTTTCAAAACTGCCTTGTACTTTACACCTTCCTTAAGTGTTACATAATTTTTAGCTAAAGTATCTCCAGATAAGATAGCAGCGTTGATGTAAGGCAACGCTAATTCACCATTGTAAGATGAACTGTTGATGGTCAATGTTGATGCCATTTTTTTTCTTTTTTATTTTTATTATTTGTATTTGTTCATGATATTAAACACTCTGTTCTTGACATCCATTTTAGCCAAGTCAACAGGTGCGCTTTTTTGTGCAACTGCAACAGACTTCTTTACGCTATCGGTAGCAGGTTGCTTGCTCATCTTTTCGATTGTTGCAGAAAGGTTTTCCTTTTCAGCGTTCAATGTTGCAATCTTAGCTTCAAACGCTTCAACCAATGAATTGATTGTTGACTCGAATTCTTCACGGCTAACACCATCGAAAGCAGCTTGCTTTTCTTCTTCAATTTCGATTTCAACCTTTGGTTCTTCTTCCATTGGTTCTTTAATTTCAGCAATGACTCCACCGCTTACAACGATTACTTTACCTTCGGCAGTTGTATGCTCTCCATCTGGAGCAGGTACGGGATTGCCTTCTGCATCCATTATGAAAAGTTCGCTACCTACTGCGAATTCAGCATCTGGAGAATATACCTCAGTGCCATCTGCAAGAATGGCCATTGCCATTTGTTGCTCTTTTGTTATTTCTCCGTCTGCTGAAAGTTGAATGCCGAATGCCTTCAATCTATCTGCATACTTAGAAACAATTTCTGTGACTTTGTTCATATCTACTTTTTTGTTTTTCTACCTATTAGTAGCAAAAACACTATTTTTGTTCCAGCATAGTTTTCGTTTTAGTTCGTTTGTTTAGTTGTTGTTACAGAAAAAGGCCTCCAAACGTGGAAGCCTTTTTTTGTCGGGTAAACAATACACCTGCACCGGTGTAATCTTACAATCCGCTTAACTCGTTTTCGAGTTCTTTCATAATCTTTTCAATCTCTTGTTGTGTCATATACTCATCACTGATTTCAGTGAAGAATCCCTCCAATGAAAAGCCTTTAACATCTCCTTGCTTAATTG